GCTGCGTGTCGTAAATCTTGGGGATCAGATCAACCAGCTGGCGAGCGATGTGGCGCACACCGCGAGTCAGGTTGTCGCCGTAGTGGTATGTGCCGACATCACCTTCACGCTGACGCGCAAGAATAGCTTTACCCGAACGCTCGTTGCCGCCTTGGCCCAACGATGCGTTGTATTGACCAGTTGTGGACTTGATGTCCTCAGACGCGCCCGATTTGGCTTGCAGCAGGCCGCTGGAGGCCATTGGAGGCTGTGCCCGCTGGGGTAGTGGCAGCGCTGCGCCTTGGCCGTCTGTAACGTCAGGATTGATCTCAAGGTACGGCCAGTTGTTTGTGTTGGCCGTCTTCCACTTTTCCTCGTAGCCTTCAAACTGACCGCCGTAGCCAATAAACGGCGCTTTGGGGGCCAACGCCAGCATTTCAGCTTCTTGCGACACCCAGTAGTTGTACATGCGCTGGGCATCCTTGGCGTTTCGCACCAAACCTGACACATACAAGCGGCCATCAACCTCAAACTCGTTACCAACGATGCGGACCACAGGAATCCACTTGCCAGCCCACTCGTTTTGCTCAAGGATTTCGTAGCCGTTGATCTTGCAATACTTTACGCGGGGGCGGTCGGCCTCGCGGGAGCGTTTTGGCTTGCCGTAAATGGCCCGCAGGTCTTTATCTTCGGGCGTGCCCTCAAATGCCGTGGCATTGCCAGGGTACAAGTTGAGCGTAGTGCGGTCGTAGTCGATGTAGTAGTAATCCGCAATGCGGATCGTGTCTTCATTCAACCAATTCGAGATCGACTGGTCGCCAACGCCCAGCGATTGCAGTGTGGTGATAGGCGCCGCATCAGGGTACATGCGTTCGTAGTCTTCGCGGGTGACATCTTCGGTCACAAAGCAGTATTTGGCGTCTGCACCGGTCGGGTCTTGGATTGTGGGGTCCATGTAGACCGAAAAACTGTTGCGAACACGGCCAATTTTGATGTCTTGGTCAAACGTGTTGTCGTCGCAATACTCGGTCAAAAGGCGAATGTAACCCTCACCATAAGCCACTTGGTTCTCGCAAGCCGTGTCGTAGGCTACGTCAGCGTCTGAGATGTATTCGATGTGGCGAATCATGCCGTTCAGAATGTCAGCGACTTCCAAATCGGCCTTGTCGTCTACCGGGATGACTTTTGCACCGGGGCGGTTTTGCCGCATGTCGTTGGTCACTTGACGAACGTGCTGCGGCAGCTTGTTGATGGTCAAGCAAGGACGTGCGTTGATGGTCTGACCCTGCACAGCGCCACGGGTTGCCAGCACATCGGCAGGCCACTGCCAGTGGTTGTCAGGTGATCCGGCGTAAAACTTGAGGTCGTCGATCTCGTCTTCACGAGATTCGGACAGTGCGGACATTGCCAAATCAAGGCGTGATCGTGCGGTTGCCAAAATGCTGGCGCTGCTTTGGTCTTTGGCCGAGCCGCCGACAGCAACTGCTGCTGCGGCTACGATGCCGGTAGGATCAGCCATTCAAGACTCCTAAAACATGGGGTTCGCGGATGACAACGTACTTTTTGCCGCCGTGCGCAAATTCTTGCCCTACCCCAAAGTATACGTGATCGCCAGATTTCAGTTCTTTGCAGTCCGGTCCAGCCGACACCACGATGCCTGTCTCAGTGCTTTCGTCGATGGGAAGCACAAACAGCGGGTGTTTTTCAACATCGCGCTCAATAATCAGGCAGTTTTGCATGGCACGAAGGGTCATTTTTTGCCTTTTGCAGCAGGTTTGGCGGCTTCGCGCTTGACGTTGTAGGCAATGGCAACGGCTTGTTTGACGGGCTTGCCGGAAGCCACTTCGGCTTTCACATTCTTGCGAAACGCCTCTTTTGAGGTACTTTTGACGAGCGGCATCACTTACCTTTCGCTGGCTTTTTGGCAGTTTTGGCTGACTCTTTGAAGTCCTTGGCTGTGGGTGCGCCAGCAGAGCCAGGTTTGCGCATTTTCTCGCCAGAACCAGCGGCGATGCGTTCGCGTTTGGCGTTAATGTTGGCGTAAAGTCCAGGTTTTGTAGCCATGATCAGCACTTCCATCGTTTGAGCGCCGCTTTGGCGCGTTCGGCATCGCCTTTTGCATTCTTGACGACACCCTCCATACGGGCGCAAAACGAATCTTTGCGCCCTTGATCTGCTTTGGTTTTGGGGTTTGGTGCTGGCGCTTTAAGATTGCTACCAGTTTCACGGTTGTACTTTTCACGACCTTTGGCAGTCAGCCCAGCACCCTTGGACACGGGCAGTTTTTCGCCACGTCCGACAGACAGTGATACGCTTTTCTTTGTAGCCATTACGACCCCATCCATGATGTTGTGACGCCAGCGCTGCCATTGTAGGAACGCTGCACTGTGCGGGAATTGTACCCCTCGCGGTTTGCAACAGGGTACGAGAACGTCAGCGCGATGGCGTCGGCAGCGTCTGGGCTGGCCAATCCCCGCGCTTTCATGTCTTTTTTCGACTCCAAAAAGATCGACCCTTTGGAGTCTGGCTTCATCATAGGCGAGATCAGGTCGGTTTTCAAGAACCTGTCGTTCGGGATGCTGGCTGACTTAAGCCAGTCGCGCATGTCGCCCCAGATTTGCGCCCTCATGTTGCCGTACATGGCCGGGTTGCGTGACTTCCAGCCAAAGTTAACACCCTTGATCTTGTACCGCTGCTCTTTCAGCCGGTCCACGATGCCCGCCCCTAGCCCGCCCTCGTCGATAAACACCATTGCAGGCTTAAATTCCTCGATTGCGTCAATGACGTGCCCGACCACCGTCATGGTGTCGTCGCCCCGGTGCCTGATGATGCGCACGATGTCCCGCCCTTGCCTGACCGCCAGCACGGTGGCGTCTGCCCCGAACCGCGCTGGGTCCACGCCGATCACTACGGGGGCTGACGGGTCTTTGTGCAGGGGCCTGCGCATGGCGTCGTCCACCACCAGGCTGGAGATGAACTGGTCGTCGCCAGCGTTCGGGAACTCGCCGTACACCTCGACGTGCGCCTGCGATGAGTCCGGTCCGTATTCATCAATGATCTGCTGGTAGACCTGCTTGTCCGTGCCCTCCACCGTGCGGGCGTCCACCACCTTGGTGCGCCAGAACTCACGCTTGCTGTGAAACGTCTCGTAGAAATACCCGGTGTTGCGCCGTGGGTTGGAGAACGCCAGCCAGAAGCGGTTCGGGGTGTTTTCCGTAAAGAAACCAGCCGTCACCGCCCAGATTGCGTCGTCAATACCGCTGGCTTCGTCGAAAATCACCATCACGCCGTCGAAGTTGTGGACACCCGCGTAAGCGTCTGGGTTCTCGGCTGACCAGAGCCGCCCCTCGACGCCCCAGTACCGCGTGCCTTTCTTCAGGTCACGCTCGACCAGCTCGGTCAGCCACTTGGCTGGCATCAGCCTGGTGGCGCTCACCTCGAACCAGTGTGAGTTGAGCGACATGGCCAGCCACTTGGTAATCTCGGCCCATGTGACCGACCGGAGCTGTGACTCACTGTTGGCCGACACAATGGTCGTCGAGCCGATGCGTGTGGACAGCATCCAGATCACGATCCATGAGACCAACGCCGACTTACCGATACCGCGCCCTGATGAGACTGCGTGGCGTAGGGTGTTGAAGTCCACGTCGCCCTTGTTGGCCCTGATGTGGTCAGCGATCTGCTGAAGCACCTCGCGCTGCCATTTGCGTGGCCCCGAGAAGTGTTCCAGTGGCGTGCCCTTGACGCCCCACGGAAACGTGTACAGCACAAACGCCAGTGGGTTGTCCTTGTACTGCGGCGCCCACAGGCGCGCCATGAGTTCTTGTTCGTCTTCAGCCGAATAGATGGTGGTTTGCATTAGGCGCTTTGTTTGTGTGGGGTCAGTTCGGCTTGCAGTGCTGGTGTGTTGCTCTGCTCTATTGCTTGTACGTCAGTGACGTCTATGACGTCCGCTGCCCTGCGCTCGGCTTCTGCCAGTGCGCCAAGAATACTGATCTGTTGGTTGACGTCCACCGTGATGGCTTGCTTGGCTACCCAGCCGTGGACGTTTTGCAGAATCGCCAGCGCTGCCTTGGCGTCGCCTTCTTCGGCTGCCTTGTGCAACTGCTTGGATGCCAGCAGCTCCCCGTCGGCGCGGCCTTTTTGTTCGGCCAACTGCGCCACTCTATCTAACTCGCACAACTGCCGGTAGGCGGTGGGCACCATGCCTGCTGCGAGCGCCAGGTTGTCGCCCTTCAAGCCGAGCTTGGCGGCGTCGTAAATGCGGTTAAGCACCGCCTCGGTGGCGCGCACTTCGTTTATGACAAGTGGCAGTGAATGAAAACTCATAGTTGTATGGCCGCGTAGATGCGTGCCGTGATCTTATACCGGTTTTGCAAAAAATAAAAATTGTTCGTGAACGCTACGCTACCGGTTGACCTATCGGCCGGACCTACCCCACCCCCCCTCGAAACTTTGTGGACATTGCGGACAGTCCACGGCAAGCAGCAGCCAGCCGACAGCTCACTACTGTATGCAAACACAGCACTGTATAAACTGCAGTTTGTGGACATTGTGGACAGTCCACAAATATGTTAGCAACCATTTACATATTGCATGGGCGGGGTGCGTGGCGCGAAACGTGGACCATGCGGATTGTCCACGCCAGTCGCTGTACCCCCTTTTGATATATTAGCCATTACTTATATATATTTGTTTTTCAAGGTTCTGATAAATGATTGTCCACAATGTCCGCAAACCGCTCACACCCCATGAGCGGCGCGGATTGCAACGTGGGTCACGCCCCCTCAAAACCGCTATCCACCACACAGTCCACATCATCCACAGTTACAAATTGTTACAAATTTCTTTGCAACAGCGCTTGACATTGGGCGGGAATCCCTTACACTAGATACATCACCAACCAACCAGGAAACTACTGTATGAAATTCACCGCCACTGAAATCCGCAGCATCGAACGCACGATGGACAAATTGACAAACGTTGCGTTTGCGATGTGGGATCGTGAGAACACCGATGCAGCGAACGCCCGCGCAGTGTCGTACATCATCGGCGAACTGCGCACCTGCGCCGATCTGATGCAGTCAAACGACCGTAGCACTCGACTGGCTGCCGCTGACCGACTGACCGCCCTCATCACCAAGTAAACCAAGCGGGGCGCAAGCCCCGCACCATCAACCGAAGGAAACACTATGAAAACCGCATCTTGGATCATCGTCAACAAAGCAACCCGCGCCGCCGTGTTTGAGACGTTCAACGAAAACACCGCCAAGGCAGTCAACACCCGTTTGTATGAGGCGATCCCAGCGCTTCAATACTTGCAGCAACTTAACCGCAACATTAAAGAGGCGCAAAAATGAAAACCACCCTCCTCCTCATTCTTGACGCTGTTCTGTTCGCAGTGTGCATCGGCGCACCGTTTGCAGCTTATTTTTACTTTTATGGGGCTTAAACCATGCCAAAAATATCTGTTACTTCTAAGCTGGACGGAATCCGCTCATGGTCCCTGCAAGCGCTGGACACTTGCCCTGGTTCGATTGCAAGCCCTGGTGTCTTGGTTGACGCGTGCAAGGGCTGTTATGCCACTACGGGAAATTACATCTTTGCAAACGTGAAAGCCCCACGCGAATTTAACCGCACGGATTGGGAGCGATTCGCGTGGGTTGACGATATGGTCCAGGAATTGGAAAAGGACCGTTTTTTCAGATGGTTCGATTCCGGCGACGTTTACTCGCTTGCATTAGCAGAAAAGATTCTCGAAGTAATGCAGCGCACGCCCTGGTGCAAGCATTGGCTACCCACGCGCATGCATAAATTCCCCAAATTCGCCATGGTTTTGCAGGCCATGCAAGCGCTGGACAATGTAATGGTCCGGCCATCCAGCGATTCTATTGTGGGCGAATTTATCGCAGGCTTGCATGGTTCGGTCATTGTTCCTGATTCCCGCGTCAATCCGGCCATGGTCACACTGTGCCGGGCTTATGAGCATGAGGGTAAATGTAATGGTTGCCGGGCCTGCTATTCCAAAGACGTGCCGGTAATCGCATATCCCGCCCACGGCGCGCGCATGGGCAAAGTAATTCGTTTAAAGGTGGCCGCATGACTGAATCACCAATACCGGGTTACAAGCATGACCCACGGCCGGACCGGTACCCCACGCGGGAGAGTTGGCCACGACCAGGCACGCGCGGCCACTACAAGGGTAAGCCGGTCCAACTAATGGAAATCTATTTCCAATATTACGCGCTGTTTAAAACCGGGCCTTACTCGGTTATGCGCGCGGACCTACAAGAATTCGTCGTTTGGCCGTTTCCCGATACGGCCGGGCCGATACCGTGGACACCGGCGGAAATTCGCGCCAGTCTACCGGAGGGTCTGCTATGAAAGTGAAAGAATTTTACCAATGGCTAATCGATTTGGCCGATGCCACCGATAGCGCGCCGATTGACTTGCCAAGCGCGGAGCATGCTTTTTTATCCGGTCACACTGTAGACCAATACTTGGAGAATCAAAATGCAAATTGACTTTATGAGATTACCCGCGGCCGATGCCGAACGTCTTTGCTACGCGGAGGGCTTCGAGAATGCGGCCAAACTGTTCGCCCGTATAGAAGCGCTACAGTTTGCCCTAGGACAGGCCACGGCCGCGCTAGTGGCCATAGAAGAGGGACCAATGAATGCGCGCCAAGCGGCCGGTGCGGCCGGCGAAGCGCTAACCATTATCAGGCGGGCCACATGACAGCGCTAGCGGCCCTAGTGGCCGCGCTACTGGCGATACTGTTCAAACTGTAAAAAAGGCCCTTAACGGGCCTTTTTTCATTTGACAGCGCGTAGCGTTGACGGCGGAGGATCCTCTACCATATCGCGCAGTTCGGACCGGGACATCTCGACCATATCGGGCGCGCAGAAAATGTGCTTTTTGGTGTCATAGCGGCGCGATTTCAAGCGGCCACAGTCAACCCAGCCCGCCTCTTTCAGGGCGTGCAATAACGCGCCCTGGACCACTTTAATCGCGCCAGGTGCGGACCCTTGCAGGCGGTCGCACAGTGCGTGCCAGGGCGCGCCAACTACACCCTTTGAGAATTCACCAACGCGGGCGCGCATAAGTTCCACCAAAAACGACTCAGCGCCGGACATGCCCGCTTCAACCATGATTGCCTTGGCTTCGGTCATCATTGGGGGCATGCCAGGATTGAACGCGGACACGTCGCGCTGGTGCAGCCACGCGGCCACGCAGGACATGCCGCCGGACTTGTACCAAGCCCACAAACCCGCCGATTCGGCTGGGGACATGCGACCCGCGTCGGACCAGATAACGAACCAGCGACGATCCTCCGTGGGGAGGTTGATCGCGACGCGCTCATTCGAGTAAGCCAGGACAAACAAACGATTGAGGGCCATGTAGGGGTGCAGGCCCTTGCGGTTAATTGGCAGCATGTCAGGGGGCGCAGCGATCAGGGGCTTCAATTGGTTTTCAAGCGCGCGGCGGTCTTTGGCTTCGGCCTGGCGCAGTTCGTTGATCACCATAACCTCGGTCTCAAGGGCGTAGCCCCATTGGCTGGTCAGCTCCTCATTGCGCACCAAGGACACGTTAACCAGGGCGTCGCCGCCAATGGCCCAGAGGAACGGCGCCCACAGGGTGTCTTTACCGGCGCCAGGCGCGCCACCATGTAGGACGGCGTGGTTAATCTTGCGCTGGGGGTGCTGGGCCTTGAAAGCCATCACGTCAAGGACGTGTGCGCGCTCACGGTCATCGGGGATCATGCGCTCGACGTGCGCCAGCCAGGGGCCAACGTCGCCGGCCACGGCCACAGGCCGGGCGTCGCGCCAGCGGTTGCCGTACACCAGGCCGTCACGGGCGCAGAGGATCGACTCGCCGGGGGCGTAGGTCAGGCCGACCAGCGACCGGGCGCCCTTGGCTTGGCGGTGCTCATCGAAACTGGTGGCGGCTTCAATCTTGCCGCGCCGGCCGTGGATTGAGTTGCAGCCGATGTGCCGGAAAATGGCGTTAAAGGTGGCGCGGCTGACCTCGCGGCGCTCTTGCATGTCAAAGTAGGCGTCGTCGTCTTGCAGATAGGCGAAGCGCTCATACCAGCCCTCTTTCTCAACGCGCCCCAGCTCCTTGCGCTCAACCTCGGCAACGATAGCGGCGGCGGCGTCAGGGTACTCGGGCGTGGGAGCCAGTTTAGACAAAGCTGACTCCATCGCAGCAGCCAGCAACTCCTCACGCAAGCCAGGGGTGTGCTTGGGACCGCCATTGTCGGCAACCCACTTCAGGAACACGGACGAATCAAGGTCGATGCAATGCGAGTGCAGGCAGCAGTAAGCGCGGCTGGCGGGCAGGTAGCGGCCCTCGGGGTTGCCGTCGGTGTGCTGGGCGTTGTTGGGGCAGATCACGCCAGCCCAGCCCTCTTGGTTGGGCTTAGACAGCAGCATACCGTTGTCAGACAGCCAGACCATCACGTCATCCGTGCCATCATCGGAGATGCGAATCGGGCGGTAGGCGTCCTCGGCTTGACCGGGCGTCACGTTCAGGGCAGCGCAAATCTGCTCAAGGGTGAAGTCCCGCTCGGGGTGAAACTCACGCAGTTCGGCGGCAAAATTGTTGCGACCAGGCTTCATGTTGACCGAGCCGGGGACGCGGAAATTGCGCACTGCGTTGCAAGCGCCGGGGTCGGTGTAGCCAGCATCGGCAATCGCTCGGATGGCGGCGCTGAACTCAGCCTTGGTGGGCTGCTCACTGAACACGTAGCCCCACTGGAACGAGCCGGGGCTGGTCTCGATCTTCCACGTCGGCTCAAGCGGCGGGATGTTGGGGGCCTTGTCAGGGTCACCCACGTCGTCCAGCACCATCACCAGCACATACTCGCAGTTGGCTGCGCTGGCGCTGGCGTGGCCGTCCTTGAAGCGGTCGATGATGAAGCTGGCGGTGTTGCCGTAGATGGCCCAG